TTCATAATATTCATAATTTCTGTTTGTGCCTTTTGGTTCTCTTCTTCAAGCGTTGAAATTTTTTGCTTGTTATTCAAGATTAATTTAGCCAATTCGGTACCATAATCATCCAGCTTTACAGGCTCATCAATTGAGCCAGCCGAGAAAGTTCTTGCTGCATCTTTTGGATTGATGGCTGGGTAGTGGTCAATGCCACCAGTATTTTTGTACCGATCTAGTCTGTCTTGAAAGTCCTTGCACGTTCTCTCAATGAGATCCAAGGTTTCTTGGTGCGGTGCAAACAAGAAGATCCGCAGCTCTGTGCCTCGATACAGCACAGCGATAGCGCCCCACGATGCCTTGGTAATAGCCATCTGTGCCTGGAGTTGGATTGGCCCGCGATACAGGGGCAACACATCCTCTGGATCCATGGCCGTTAACTTGGCCTCCAAGACTCCTGTGCCATCAAGTCTTATAGAAGACTGACCAACCACATAGATACCGCGCTCTGGATCGGTTACAACCTCTTCCATTGGCCCGGTTGCTGTGCCGTCTAAGCTGCACGAGATTGGCCATTTATCGTGAAAGTATGGTTTCTCGTGGTTGATGTCCAGCTGATGGCATCCGAGCCTGTGTGCTGCCTCAGTCAGAATCGTTGGCTCAAGGCGGTTGCCCCAATCCATAGACTCGTTGCTGATGTTTGGTAATTCCTCACCATTGATGGCTGCAATGCTTGCAAGTAGCTCATCGTTGGGTGACCGATATTGACTCATTCCACAAACCGCTGGAAGGCGGCTTGCGGAGAGCATATCGTTGGGAGTGACCTTGCCTACCATTTAAATCTCCTCTTCTATTTTGATTTCTAAGATTGCTGCTAACGACTCTGCATACCTCGCTACTGCTTGCGCTCGAATAACGGCCTCGTGGTAGTTGCCTACCATGATGGCCGAATGGATCTGGCGCATTAATGAATTAATGTAAATGAGGTACTCCGAGTAGTCTTTCATTTTCTTTTGGCTACAGCTTTTGGTGAACTTGTAAGCCAGTAGCGTTTCCACTTGTGGGTTGGGTCTTGGCTGTCTCGTTCAAACTCGTCATTAATTCCATAACCTCTTGAACGCAGTAGGTGTATGTAGTGTGCCAGGCGAGTAATACCATAGGTGCTAATAGCATCCCAAGAAGTAATACCAGCGGATTTCTTTTTCTTGAGGTGGTCAAGAATCGTTTTAAGTTGCGTATCATTTTTGCTCACGTTTTTCGTTCCTCGAAAGTAAGTTGCGGTACATTTCCCATTTCTTTTGATGCTTGCTGCACTCGGATGGGGGCTGAAATCCATGCTTAATAAATGTGGCCATCACATCTGTCTTTTGCGATGGCACATAGTGTTTATTGATATCGTTGATGGTTGACATAGTTCTCCTTATGAAAGTGCCACGATTAAGACAAACGCAATGACCGAGATTGTGGCGATAACGCGGTCAAATACTGTGTCCTCCGACTTGTATAGGTCTTTGGATGATTGGTTGTGTTGGTTCCATGCTTTCATTTTTTTAGACTCTCCATAAATTTTTCAGCCATGCGCTCTCTGCGCTTACGTTGCCATCTTGCGTAGAATTGGGTGTTTTGTACAACGACACACACACCAAAAACTAGCCCGGCCAGCACAATCAATGTGCCTGTGATGTACATCAGGGCGAGTATGGTATTGACTAGATCAAGCATATTGCACTCTCCTTAAAAGTTTGCCCACTTGGGCGGGATGCCAGATATCAGAACCTCTAGCGGTCTTGATGCCGCGCACTTGCAGTTCAGCTGCAACAGTACGCAAATTCGTACCAACCCGGCTAACGATATCTTGCAAGGATGGTGCGACTTTCTTGACATACGCATCGCATCTGTCGCTGATGGCCTTTAAACCAGCCTGTGAGCCGATCTGTGGAGTTGGTGAACCCAATACAGTTCCACGAGCTTTGGCAGCTGCTAGAGCTGATTTGGTACGCTCAGATATCTTCTTGGCCTCCCACTCAGCAAACACAGCAGCCATCTGTAGGAATGTGCGGTCTGCCTCTGGCATATCAGCTGCTACAAACTGCACATTGGACTCCAACAAACCAGAGATAAAATGCACGTTACGAGCAAGGCGATCCAACTTAGCGATGACGAGTGTGGCTTTCTGTTTCTTGGCCAAGGCTAGAGCTGCTGCCAACTGTGGGCGATCTGACTTGCGGCCAGACTCAACCTCGGTGAACTCAGCGATGATTTCTTTGCCAGCGAGGTAATTCTGTACAGCAGAACGCTGGGCCTCAAGGCCAAGGCCTGATTGGCCCTGGCGCTGTGTTGATACGCGATAGTAGGTAACGTACATTATTTAACCTCTTTGTTGATAATGGTTACGATCTGCTCGGCCTTGCTACGAATACTTTTGTAAAAGTTGTCGTAATAAACCCAATCAGTTTTGTCTGCATTGTTCAACATTTCGATAATTGCGGTTAACTGTTTGTTTGCTGTAATTAAGTCCATTTTGTTTTCCTTTGTTGGTAATTGGTTGCCCCCTTGCGGGGGCGATTAATTAGGCTGCGTTAACTGTTATCACACCAGTTGCAAAGTGTTGGGCAATAACATCAACACGCTTAAAACCAACAGGAGCAACAAAAACTGCATGACCAATTTCGTCGACGATTACATCGCCAACAGAAATGCTGTGCATTGTGGCTAGGCGCTTGATGCTGGATTCTGGGCCGATATTGCCAATCTCAAAAACTTGGCTTAACGAATCTGCTGTAATTTCAGCAACTGGGGCATACAAACCACGAGCAGCAATGATGGATTCAATTGTTGGGCGAAAGGTTGTATTGAGATATGTCTCACGATGAGCATTGAATTGGTCATCTGACAAATTAATTTGATGTACTGTGTATTTCATTTGTAACTCCTCTATCTGGGTGGTTAGTAAATAAGCGATATCGCTTAGTCATTAATTTACCATAGCCAAAATACACGTCAAGAACTAAATGTAGTTTTTTTATCTAAATTCATAGGTGTTTACCCTAATCTCAATACACTATATTTAGTCTACAATCAGATATCTCAACCAAAAGAGGCCAACAATGACCGAATTAAAGCCATTCCTGGTGCGACTGCGCCCAGACGTTAGAACATTGTTAGAACAGACCGCCCAACAGCGCAACAAGCCCATTGCTGTCATCATCAACGATGAGCTGCGGTCTTCTCTTTCCAAGCATGGAGACCTATCGCAACGTCTAAACAAGATGCTTGCGTGATTGTCCTAGAGCTGCCGTTCCCACCATCGGTCAATACTTACTATCGTAGGGGCGCTCATGCCACCTACATGAGTAAGGCTGGGCGAGAGTACAAGCAAGCTGTGGCCGAGTACATAGCGAGTGGAGACTTTCCCAAAATGGGTACGAAGAGACTCGCTGTGAGTATGGTGGTGTGGCCAAGAGACAGGCGAATATTCGATATCGATAACCGCATCAAGAGCGTGTTAGATAGCTTACAAGATGCTGGCCTATTTGATGATGACAGCCAGATCGATGAGTTGTCCATCTATCGTGGCTCACAGATTGTGCCTGGTGGCTCTATCAAAGTAATGATTGAAGAAATTAAGTAATGGGAACACACGATAAAGACGTGTACACCAAGGCTGTACAGGCTGAGTCCAGTATTACTGGCAAGCGCTGGTGCAGTAACTGTCAATACAGCGTAGCAATTGAGGGTGGATATTGGAAAACAAGCGCAAAAGGAAGAGTCAGGCGGTGGATGTGCAAGGATTGTTACCGGAGAAAGATGGAGAGGGAATCCAAATAAATGTATTACGACCCGCGTGTTTCGCTTGTGGTGCAGTTCACCCAACATCAAGGCTGGTTCATCTGCCGAATGGCAGAGCGGTTGGATCCTATTCAGACGAATATCGCGTGTACTGCGAGGCCAAATGGGTCTTTCGAAAGTTTAGAACCAAGCGAACTCGGCAACTGTACTTACAGGAAGTGGCAAATGTGCGTGGCGAGGCTGGCTACGTTAAGTTGTACGCAGCCATGTTAGATATCTGGAAGAGAAAGCAAGAGCAATGATTTGTGCTAACGAGGGTTGTGATAGTCACGAGATTAAGGTAGCGGAGACCAGAGCGCATGAGACCAAGAACTGGATCAGGAGGCGCAGAGTCTGCAAGAGTTGTCATGCCAGCTGGTGGACAGTAGAGATTGGTGAATTTGAGTTAAAAGATAATGCTTTACAACATGATTAGTTCTCTGCTAAAACTACGACTTGGGGCCATAACCCAGCCCTTGAGAATGGAGCATCACCAGACTCAGATAAACGTAGTCGAATTGGTGGGAAAGTTCATGCATCGCATCGAGTCCAGCACACCAAAGGCATTCAGTCCTAGACAAAACGATAAACAATCGATGCTCTCTGAAAAGAGATATCTCGCTTATATAAGCGGGTGAGGTTCTATTCAAATGAATTTTGATATCCCAAAGAAACCTAAGATTAGGTTAAAGCCAAAGCCACAAGACCGTAGACAGATCGCAATTGTGCCATTGCGAGCTGTGATGGATAAGAGCCTGAGTCTTGGGGCGCTGAGAGTGCTTTGTATGGTGTGCGCTTATGCGAACCGAAGTGGGATTACATGGGTTGGTCAAGAGAGATTGGCTAAAGACTTAGGCATTAACAGAAGAACCGTAACAGCGCAAATGACCCAGCTGAGGCAGAAGAACTACATTGAAAGACTGACCAAGGGCGCGAGGATGAGTCATACCAGCACCATGCGGATTGTTTATAACGAAGATATCGGATTGGCTGATGCGTTGGCATTGAATACTGAGGATGGCAGAAGTCCATACATGATTTTGAAAGAGGAGAGAG